GTTGTATAGTTAACTGTTGCACTGTATGTGCTTGTGCTAGGGCCGCCGCGCTTGTAGTAGATTGGGTTTTGAATATACACTGCACTTATTGCATATCCACCAATTGATCCAATGCTTTGCAATGGTGTGTAATTGCCGCCATCGTAATTGACAACATTAGCTGTGTCAGTAATAACATTTGGAACATAATTTGTAAATGCTGCGGTAGTTTGGTTCCACTGGAACAAGCCCCAGACAGATTCTGCTGTGTCTAACCAGAAGTCACCGTTGGCTGGATCGCCAGTTGGACGAACCAAAGTAGCAGTTAATTCTGACAAATCAATGTTGGCACGTTGCACATAGCAACGATTGGTAACACCAAGTGCCGAATAAGCAGCAAGCAATCCATACTCGTTGAGTTCGTAACCGTTGATCGGTGTTCCAGCAGTTGTTCTGTAAAAGAATGGAACGCCAAATGTTGCAGACAAATCTCGTTGACTTGTAATCAAATATGGTTTGTTTGCGTTTGCTTGCAATGTTCCAGCTGCAACGCCAACGCCTGTTCCTGAAACTTTGTTTTGGGCTGTTGCAATTAATACATAAGGGACCGAGTTGGTTGCAGCAGGAATATATTGACTCTCGTCAATTACTGTTACTTCTACTCCGGGTGAAATTAGTGCCATGATAAATCCTTTTTTCTAGCTAATGATATTTATCGGTTAGTTAAAAAAGACCCCGTTGCAGAGCCCTTTGGCAAAGGTTTTGATGTAAATACATCATGAAAAGACCCATATGTCCTGCTTGCCAACAACGTGTTTGTGCAATAAACTATCACAAAAACGAAATACCGCACTATCGAAGCCGCTGCGAAATATGCATCAAGAAAAACAAAAAAGTAAAAGCACCTGTGCCTAGATGGCAAGCATCCGGATACAAGAAAAAACCCGCATGTGATCGATGCGGGTTTAGAGCTAGATACTCAGCTCAATTGCTTGTATATTGTGTCGACGGTAATTTACATAACACAGATGTTCGCAATCTAAAAACAGTTTGTTTAAACTGTGTAGAAGAAATCAAACGTTCCGATTCTCCATGGAAAGCAGGCGATCTTGAGCCAGACATTTGACCTGGTTGTAGAGATGATCTAGTGTTCCGTTGTTATCTAGGATCTGATCAAAGTCTGTGCCAATCCATGAATATTCGCTGGCATGCACATCCAGTTGATCTAATTTGGATTTGCTTATACTCCATTCAACATTGCCGTCGGGGCCTCGATTGTATGCCACAGCCGCTGGATACCAATTGGGTTCGTTGCCACGCTTGATACGCACAACTATTCCGCCTGCTGCTTTGATTGCTCGAATTTCGTTGGGAAATCTACAGTCTGTAATAACAACATCGTCTGTGGTATTACGCAGTTTGTTTTCCAAACTGGCAATCCAGATATCGTCGTGAAAACCTGTTCTTAACACATTTGTGCCCCATTGTTGCAGCACCCAACGTGGCGTAAGTTTAGGCATTTTCAAACGTTCTGCCCACCACGGATCCACTTGTTCACGCCACTCTCTTGAGTGTTTTGTGCGCCCTTCTAGCATGGTTCTGTCCCAGCCAAACACTTGACTCACAGCGTCTTTGAGAGTGTTGGCAAAACTTTCTCTACGAAAGTGGTGTAAGTTTACAAGATAGTCTGCGGCAGTGTCTTTGCCTGCCCCAATTAGTCCACAGATTCCGATAATCATAAATTCCTTTTATGTTTTTGTTAAGTCATGATAGGTGTTTGGCTCAAGAATCTCTGTCCACTGTTGTGTATTCTGCGACAAATTACTTTTACCATAAGCCTTGAGCGCTAAGTTATGATTATGTAGCAGTTTGCTAGCAATCACTATTTCTTTAGCAAAGCTCATATTATACTGCGAAAGATCATGTGGTGTATTAGATAAAATACACTGCACAATCAAATTTATGTCCTGATAAAAATCTAAATTGTTTAGACTCTTCCACTTGTTGTAAATTTTTTTCCAGGCTTCCCATCGATCTTGATGTATATCTATGCCCAAGTATCGAAACACATTCACTATCACTGTATCTAAATTTTCAAAAATATTTCTAAAATCAATAGTGTGATTGTTTGTAACTGAAAAAATTTTTTCTTCTGTTGTTTGCCCACGTATTGTTCGAGGGTAATATAAACTCATCAGTTCTCTTTTGTCCCAAACAGGTAGTTGTTGTAGGGGGACAGACAAGTTCGATAGTATCGTCTGTTCAAATAAGTTTTTAACTATAGGTATTTTTTCATATTGAAAACAGAATATCAAATCAATATCTTGTTCGTCGAAATCATAAGTGATAAACTTTACATCTGGATATTTAGATATAAGTTGGTTGTGTTCGGTTTGAGTTCTTCCTTGAGATATAGAGTCAACATAATAAAAAGTATGTAAATTAAAATCTGTATGTTTTTGAAATATATCAATAACTGTGTCAACTGAATTTTCGTTAGGATGTGTTCTAGTGTGTGCATGTGCTGTTCTTTCCCTACAAGGGTCCAATACTAGATCACGACATGCCTGCCCTACAACGTTTGATCTGTTTGAGTGTGGATCACAGTCAACAAATAACGTTTTGTCCTGACCGCTTAGATATTGTAAAGTCCAGTCTAAGAAAGTTCCTCCACAACCTGCCGGGCCCAATATTCCAACAATCATTTAAGCTCCTTGACATTGAGGTATTTAAGTGTATTTTGTAACATGCCAATTTGTCTGCGGCAGTCTTCTAGTGCATGGTGACTGGTAGGGGGTATAGGTTGATCTGGCCACAGGCTAAACACTGTGCGACTGTCCCGGACCATGTAGTATTTCCATGGCAAAGGCTTTTTGTAGCTCTTGTATGCATGCTCCAGAATGTTCATGTCATATGTAGGCCCTTGTGCCCAGATCATTTTGGAGTGCCAAATCAGTTTGGCCAAGCCATCTAGTGCTTGATCCAAGGGAATACGGTCTTGTTCGTTGAACGCTTCGTCACGCACAACAGCCGGTTGGGTAGCCCACCATTCAATAGTGCCATCATCAATAACTCGATTTTCTTGGCTCTCTAGTGTGACTCTTGCATAGTAAGATTGCTCATAAAAGCCCTTGCCAAACGGATCAAATGCCTGGGCAGCAATGGTGAGAATAGTAGCGTCTGGGCCAGTTGCTAGCCCTTCCAAGTCAATCATTAAATGCATTTTGCTAGTATAGCAAAATTACACAAGTGTGTCAATTATCCAATGACCCAAGTTAGTGGTTGTGAACCATCAACATAGTTTGTTAATTGTAGGATCAGAGCATCCATTTGGACTTGTGCTTCGGTTTTCATTGCTGTTCCATTGAGTGTGCCGCCACCTTGTGGGCCAGCAATGGTTCCAAACTTTTCACGAGCTTCACCGATCATATACTTGCAGTTGGCAACCATGTAGTCACGGATCCATTGACTAATCTGGAAGTCTGACAGCAAGTTGATTTCGGGTTTTAGGTTGTCTGTCCAAAGTAGCACGTTTTCACCTGTGCCGCGCCAGTCACGCATCATTTGGATTTTCTTTGTAACAGGATTCCAAGTAAACACCACATACTGCCCGAACATACGACCTGCCAGTTCCACATACTGACTGTAGAAGTCATAGGTAGCAAGGCCACCTGCTACGTTGAAGTTCATTAGATAAACGTTCAAACTTGCTTGTGTAAAAGGGTCAAAGTTTGTGGCAAACGGCCCTTGTGAGTTACCAAATGTTCTACGGAAAACTTGGCGCACATTAATAACTTCTTGAGGCAGTGTATATGTGTCAACGTCGGTGACCAACTCTAAAAAACTGTAGCTTTCTTCATAGGCATTTTGCGCACGTTGACGATAGGTACCAATGGTTTTTTGGTATGCCGCTTCGTAGTGTGCTGGGTCAAGTTCAATATCAATCATGCCACTGCCCAGTTGCAGTTGCACATAATTTATGAGATTTTGTTTAAGAACTTGTAGTGTATTTTGCTCAGCCATATAGGAACTCCGTTCCTATATTTAGCTTACCAAACGCGAAGGATAA